ATTGGTTCATTTAGACTGGATTCAGATGACAAATGGACCAAAGTAAATTAAAAATTATTTGGAGAAGTGAATTTTTCTTATTATGTTATATATGTATAATAAACAAAACATTGTAGCTAGGGCACAAGTTGTGTTTTAAATTAACCGGAAGCTTCGGCTCCACAAAATAAAAATGATATGAGTACATTAGAAATCTTTGAAAGGCATATAAGTCCTTTCGACATCCTTTTTAGGAATCACTTTAAATCTGACAGCACATTTCAACCTGTTGGAAATTTCAAACAACCACATCCACTTAATATTTTCTTTGACGATGCAGGGCTTCATTTTGAAGTTGCTTGTACTGGTCTTACTAAAAAAGACGTAGTATTAGATATAGAAGGGGATATTTTAAAAATTAGTTATACTAAACCAGAAAAAGAAGAATTTCATGAAGGAATGATTCATAATGGTTTATCTAAAAAGTCATTTGATTTAAGGTATAAAATAGCACCTAAATTTAATTTGGGTAATATTGATGCTACTTTAACAAATGGATTATTAGAAATTTTTATACCATTAGCTGAAGAGGCTAAACCAAAATCTATTAAGATTAAATAAAAGTTTTATTAAAAAAACGTGTCCTAGCAAATGTTTTTTTGTATATTGTAGTTATGAATAAAATCAAACAACTTACGACATTTAAGGATCCAAATTTGGAACCTTATTTTATAACTAAGGATGATCATTGTTACACAGTTCAAATGAGGGTTAAACCTAATTCCAATCACTTTAGAACAAAAGGTAAAGGAAAGGAATATATTAAACCTCAATGTTACTGGCCTAATTTATCAGGTGCTTTAGATTGGATTGCTCTTGAATTATTGCATGATAAAAAACAACATGAGTCATTAACTGAAGTTATTAATGAATTTAAAATTATTGAAAAAAGAATAAAAAGTTTTACAAATGAATTTAGAAGCACTATTTGACGCGGTTATAGTTAAACCTATTGAAAACGAGGAAGTTACTTATGGTGGTATTATTGTACCAGATATGGGTAAAGAATTAAATGAAGTAGGTGAAGTTTTAGCTGTAGGTCCTGGTAAACATACACACTCAGGAGAATTTTTAAAGACAACAATTAAAGTAGGAGATAAAGTAGTTTTACCTACTATGGGATTTACTAAACTTCAATTTGATGGAGAAGAGTATTATGTTGGTCCCGAAAATCAAATTTTAGCTAAAGTCAAAATCCAAGTAGAGGATATTTTAGCTGAAACAGAAGTAACTGAAGAAGATAAAGAAAATTTAACTGATATAAGTAATTAATATGAAAAAAGTAGAATTTGGAAAAGAAGCTAGAGCTAATTTATTAACTGGAATAGATATTTTAGCTGATGCTGTTGTTTCTACCCTTGGCCCTAATGGTAGAAATGTTGTTTTAGGAAAGGGTATTATTGAAGCACCTCAAAGTACTAAAGATGGTGTTACTGTTGCTAAAAGTATTGTTTTAAAAGAACCTAATCAAGAATTGGGTGTTCAATTAATTAAATGGGCAGCTATTAAAACTGCGGATAGAGCAGGAGATGGAACAACAACCTCTACTTTATTAGCTAGAGATATGATTAAAGATGGAGTTGTAGCTCTTGATAATGCTGAAAATGCAGTTCAAATAAAAAGGGATATTGATAAAGCAGTTAAAAATGTTATTTCACAACTTAAAGATATCTCGGAAGATATAGAAGGAGAGAATCAATTAGAACAAATCGCCACCGTTTCCGCTAATAACGATAAAGAAGTTGGTAAATTAATTGCTACTGCTATTGATAAAGTAGGACAACAAGGTGTTGTTCATATTGAATCTTCTAGAACGGGAGAAAATTTTATTGAAACTGTTGAGGGTATGCAATTTGCTAGGGGTTATAAATCACCTTATTTTGTTACCAATAATGATGATATGACCGCGGTCTTAGAAAACCCGGCTGTTCTTATTGTAGATGGTAGATTATCTTCAGTTAAAGAATTATTACCTATTTTGGAGGCAGTAGGTGCCCAAGGTAAATCATTATTAATAATCGCAGAAGACATTGATAATGAAGCACTAGCAACTCTTATTGTTAATAAAATGAGGGGTACTTTAAGTGTTTGTGCTGTTAAAGCTCCTGATTTTGGGGATAGAAGAAAAGTTATACTTGAAGATATAGCTATCACTACAGGTGGTACTGTATTTAGTAAAGATAAGGGAATGAAATTAGATAAATTCTCTTGGGATTGGTTTGGTGAAGCTAGAGTTGTTACTGTAGAAAAAGAACAAACTACTTTAGTTGATGGTAAGGGAGAAGCTGAAGTAATTGAAAAACGTATTTCTGAAATAGAAAAACAAATTGATAAAGCAAATACACCTTATGAAATTGAACAATTACAAAATAGATTAGCTAAATTTGTAGGTGGTGTAGCTATTATTCATGTTGGTGGTTTTACTGAAACTGAAATGAATGAAAGAAAGGATAGAGTTGATGATGCATTACATGCTACAAAGGCTGCTATTGAAGAAGGTGTATTACCCGGTGGAGGAGTAGCTTTATTATATGCAAGAGAAAGTATTAAAAACTTAAATACTACAGGTGGACAAATTGTTTATAAAGCTTGTGGGAAACCATTTGAACAAATATTAGTTAATGCAGGTTACAATACAACTGATGCTCAAATAATGGGTAAATATAAATTAGTTGATTCAGGTAATGATCATTGGGCTGGTATTGATATAGATAAGGGTAAAGTTATTGATTATAAGGAGGCAGGTGTAATTGATCCTACTAAAGTAACTAGATTAGCTTTACAAAATGCAGCTTCAGTAGCTGGTACTGTTTTACTTACTGAATGTACTATTACTGAAGATAGAGACTCTGATGAATTTAAGGAAAATGGTTACAACCAAAATGGAGTTCCTCATCCTTCGGTTGGAATGTAGTAAAAAATTTCGTATATTGTAGTTATGTCAAAAACAAAGGTTATAGAAGAGAATATTTTAATTGCTCGCAGAGTTCCACCAGGTGATAAATGGAGACTTGTTGCAAATGAACCTGATGGACCAATCCATAAAACGCTTACTGATACCTTGGAAGCTTATATGGTTAAAACTGGCTTTAAGGGGGAGTATAGATTGGCTCCCCTTAAAAGTGAGTTATATGCCATTTCTACAACTGAAGAAGAAGTAAAACCAGAACCAATTAAACAATATTCTATTTATGGAGAATACTAATCATAGTTTACTAGTAGAAAAATATAGACCTAGCACGTTAGAAAACTATGTAGGTAATAAAAATGTTAAATCTGTATTATCTAAGTATATAGAACAAAATGATATTCAAAATTTTATATTTTATGGTCCTGCAGGTACAGGAAAAACCACATTAGCTAAAATAATCATAGGCAATATAGATTGTGATCATCTTTATATTAATGCATCAGATGAAAGAGGGATTGAAACAATTAGAGATAAAGTATCTAGTTTTGCTTCTGTAGCATCTTTTAAACCAATTAAAGTAGTTATTTTAGATGAAGCAGATTTTCTTACTATTCAAGCACAAGCATCTCTTAGAAATATAATAGAAACATTTTCTCGTACAACTAGATTTGTATTAACTTGTAATTATATAGAAAGAATAATAGATCCATTACAGTCTAGATGTCAAGTACTTAGAATAATACCCCCAACTAAAAAAATTACAGCACTTCATTTACTAAAAATATTAGAAAAGGAAAATATCAAACATACAGATGAAGATATTATTACTATTGTAAACCAATATTATCCTGATTTACGAAAATGTATTAATACTATTCAAGCTAATACTGTTAATTCACAATTAACTTTAGATGAATCAGTATTATTTACTTCTAACTATGTGGATGAAGTAATAAATGAATTAAAAAAATCAAAACCTAATTTTAAAAATATTAGGCAAATAATTGCTAATGCTAATACAGATGACTATGAAGACTTATTTAGGGAGTTATTTGATAGTGCTAGTGAATATTTACCAAGTAAAGAGGGTACAGTAGCTATGTTAGTTAATGACCATCAATACAAAGCTAATTTCCGAATTGATAAGGAAATTAATACTATGAGTTTAATCAATAATTTAATTATACAAAAATGAAACCAGGAAACGCAGGAGGACAAGGGCCTCAACAAAGACAGATGCAAGTAGATTTAACAACTACTACAGCTGTTAAAAATTCTAAAGGCGGTAGTGTATTTAAATCAGCAGTTATATTAAGAAAAATTTCTAAATATGTTGCTGGTACAGATGCAGATGCAATTATGCCTATCCCAGTATTTATTGATCCTTACAACGATAAAATTGTTGCTGATGGATTACCAATGGAACTAAGGGAAGAACTAGCAGATGAAAGTTTTTTAACAGAACAAGTAAATGACTAAAAATATTTGGGATTGGCTAAAACAAATTAACTATATTAAAGCCGATCCCTCTTCTTTTTCTGATAAGGATTGGGATATTTGGAACAGTTACATGGTACATAGATTTATTTCAATGAATCAAGATTATGTAGATATAGTAAACGAAGTACAACAAATTAATCCTCAGAATAAAAAAGAAATTTATACTATTTATAGGGAATATATTCCTAAAAATAATAAATGGAATAAATATATTAAATCAAATGTTAAACAATATAAATCTGATCTATTAAAGCATTTATCTCAATATTGGGAGTGTTCACAAAGTGAAGTAAAGGAATACCTAAACTTCTTGGATAATGATGAAATACTTCGTATATTGAATAGATTAGGTGTACAACAAAAAGAAATAAATCAATTATTATGAACGTAGAAGTATATAACTTTTTAAAAGCAGAAGCCGAAGCAGATAAAGCTAAAGCTTTAGCTAGCATTAAATTACTAACTGGACATCCAGCTGGTATTGGTGATCATTCCACTAAGGATTATTGGGACAATTGTAATGAAGCTCTTAAATTATTAGCATCCTCAGAGGAAAGATTAGAAATACTAGAAAAATATTTTAATACAGCTCCCCCATCTGATGAAAAACAGCAATTAAATGGGTGATAGTATAAGTAAATATTACGAATTAGTCAGTGAGGAAGAATTTGATAAAACAGTGAAAAAATTAAAGAAAAAAAGTATTGATGGCCTAGGTGTTATTGAAGTATTTGAAACAGAATACCCTGAATTGGCTAATGAATTTAAATCCATACAATCAGAAATGTATGAAATGTTTGCTCGTAAACATATGGATTATGGTTTAAACAATATTGCTCTTGGAGGTGATTTAACTAACAATGAAGACAAAAAATATTCACTTACTGGTTTAGCTATTAGACTCACTGATAAAATTTCAAGATTAAAAAATCTTCTTATTAACGGCAAAAATTATGTTAAGGGAGAAGGAATGGAAGACACGTTTATTGATATAGCTAATTATGGAATAATTGGCTTATTAGTAGGACGTGATAAGTGGAAAAAATAATTTATGCCTAAAAAGGTACCTAAAATAGTTAGGGAGATTCAACAAAATCCCCCTGAAGAGATTAACTTTGCATTTCAAAGGAATATATCTTATTCCCAAATGTCTATTTTTAGGGGATGTGCTCATAGATGGAAGCTACAATATAAAGATAAGATTAAAAAGTTTGACTCTTCTATCCATACTGTTTTTGGAACTTCTATTCATGAAACAATGCAACATTATTTAGATGTAGCCTACAGTAAATCATTTGCAGCAGCCGATAGGGAAATAGACATTAAAGAATATTTTCAAGAAAAGTATATTAACGAATATCAAACCCAATATAAAAAAAATAACAACACCCATTTTTCTGATGCATTAGAAATGAGAGAATTTTTTGAAGATGGAGTTGCTATATTAGATTGGTTTAAGAAAAAACGTAGTAGATATTTTAATAAAAAGGGTACTTATTTAGTAGGTTGTGAGTTACCAATTGTTATCGCCCCAAATAAAATGTATAATAACGTATTATACATGGGGTATCTAGATGTTGTCACATATAATGAGAGAACAGATACATTTAAAATAATCGACATAAAAACCAGTACTAAAGGTTGGAATAGTTATGCTAAAAAGGATGAAAATAAACAATTTCAATTATTATTATATAAACAATTTTTTTCACAACAATATAATATTCCTTTAGATAAAATAGAAATTGAATTTTTTATAGTAAAAAGAAAAGTATTAAGTTGGGATGATAGTAATATTATGTCACCTCATCAGGCGTATAGAGTTCAAACTTTTACTCCCCCTAGTGGAAAAATAAAGTTAAATAAGGCAAAAACTGCTATTAATAATTTTATTAAAGAGTGTTTTAATAGTAGTGGAAATATTAAAGAAAGAGATTATTCAAAATCACCATCAAAATGGAATTGTACTTTTTGTCCTTATAAAGAAGAACAAGAATTATGTGGAGAAGGAATAATCTATTGATATTTTGATATATGTATAAACAAATATAAATGTTATTTAATAATTAAGATTATGGCAAATAAAAGACCAATGACACTAACAAGTGTTAAAGTTCAAACTGACCTGTTTAATGATTTTAAAATTGAGTGTGTTAAGCGAAAATTTTCATTCCAAAAGCTTGCTGATCGGACTTTATTTTTGTATCTTACGGACGAAGATTTTCGTAAGAAAATTACTAACCAAATTAATTTAGAACTTTAAATTAAAAAAATGAATAAAAGTTATAAACACTTACCAAAAGATAAACGTAAAAAAATCTTATTGGTAACAGATGATATTAGAGTCCATTCTGGTGTTGCTACTGTTGCTAGGGAGATTGTGATTAAC